ATGTATAACACCGACCTCAATAATTTGGCGAATATTCAGCAGCAGACCGGCCAGTTTAATGTGCTGCGTACCTACCACGAAGGTACTTTATGGGGTGACACATGGAAAACCACGCTGATCAGTCAATGGCGAATGCCCTGAGGTAATGATGATTGAGAGCAACCCGCTGTATAGCACCATGATGCTGCTCAAGCGCGATATGGTGCGTGACCTGATGATCGGCATGCCTGGTAAAGTCATTAGTTATAACGCCGATCTACAACGCGCAGTGGTGGAGTGCGGCATTCAGCGCCATGTCGGTGACGGTCAATTTAAGACACTACCCGTTATCGAACATGTGCCAGTGCAATTTTCTGGTAGCGCCGAATGGACGGTTTTTCATGAATTGCCAGCGGGTACCGAGGGTTACATTCATTTCAGCCAGCGTTCTATCGATAATTGGCTTAGTCAGGGTGGGCCGGTAGAACCATTGGATGCACGGATGTTTAATCCATCCGATGCTTTCTTTGCCCCTGGCTACCGCTCACAACAAACCGCGATTGTGGGCTTGCCGACCGAGGGGATTGGTTTAAGTAACAAAAGTGGCGGGGTGCGTATTCACCTCACTGATGCCGGAATGACTTTGACGGCTGGCGGTACCACATTGGCGCTTACCGAATCTGGCATGAGTTATAGCGGCCCTGAATTCACTAATAATGGGCAAACCACCCTTAATGGCCGCACTGAGGTTACCCAAGGTGGCTTGGCGATTGGCGAGCTGGAAGTTGGCGACCACGACCACGGCGGCGTGCAACGCGGCAATGATCGCACTGATGGGCCGCAATAGCTCATTACCCTGATTGAATCCTACCTATTATCGCCCTGGCTTATGCCGGGGCTTTTTGTTTCCGGAGGCACTGTGATCCGCAATTTCCAAGATGGCGACATTGTTACCCACGGCAGCCCGTTTGCTAGCGGCAAAGAAGAAACCCGGCAAGCCATGATCTGCTGCCTGCGGTTATTTCTTGGCGAGTATTTTCTTGATGCCACCGAGGGAACGCCGTGGTTCCAAAGCATATTGGGCAAAACCTCACACGATATTGCCGAAGCCAATATTAAACAGCGCTTATTGGCGGCCAAAGGCGTACTTACCATTAACCGCTTTGAAATGGATCTCGATATGAAGAATCGCAAAATAACGATATTTGCCGCGGTGATTGATATTAATAACGACGCATTTGATTTCCTGTTCACTGAGGATCTTATCTAATGGCCACCATTAATCGTGACGGGGCCAGCGGCACCACGCTGAGTGAATATCTGGATACTCTGCGCCAGCGTTATCTTGCTATTGATGATGGCTGGAATATTAACCCGGAATCGCCGGATGGTCTGGCAATAGCGGTCTGGTGTGAGGCATTAGCTAATTTGGATGAAGCGGTAATTAATGCTTATCACGCCGCCGATCCCAATTCAGCGATTGACCAACAATTAGACCGCATTGCCGCGTTCGCTGGAATCAAACGCAAAAATGCGACCTATTCAACCGCTACCGTTAATTTTAGCGGCATCGCTTTTACGCCGATCAATGCCGGGACATTAATCAGAAATAGGGCGACTAATACCTTATGGGCGACCGATGGTGATGTTGTTACTGACGCGGCAGGGAATGCGACGGTGAATGTCACTTGTACGCTGGCAGGTGCGCAGGAGGCCAATAGTCATAATCTTACCATTATTGCCACACCGATCGGCGGCATTACGGCGGTGACAAATAACACTGCAGCGTCAATGGGATTGGATAAAGAAACTAATAACGCATTTCGCATCCGGCGCAATGAATCAGTAGCGTTACCTGGCTCCAATCAGATTGATAATATTTATGCGGTGCTGGTCAATATTGATGATGTTAAACGGGCGCGGATTTATGAAAATTTTGAAGATCAAGCTGACGAAAATGGGGTGCTCGGTCACTCAATGGCGATATTTGTTGATGGTGGCAGCATCGAGGATGTTATTAACAGCATTGCCATCAATAAAAACCCCGGTTGTGGGTTAAACCGTTATAACACTTTCCCCAATAAAATCTCGTTGGATACTGTTACCCCAAAAGGTAACCCGATCACCGTAACCTTTTTTCGCCCCCAATTGATACCGGTTTATGTACGGGTAGAGATCGCCAGTAATAGCGAATTTATTGACGAAGAGATAAAACAGGCGATTGTCGATTACAGCATTACCGGTTTTGATCAGACCAATGGCTTTTCTAAGTTGGGCTTTAAAATTGGTGAAAGTATTGGCGCGGGCCGTTTATTTACCCCAGTCAATTATTTGGTGGCCGGTAATGGCTTTGTGAATGCGATTACCGTTGGCACTGCTGTCGAGCAGGCCAATGAGAGTGCAGTGAGAATAGCCTTTAATCAGCTCGGGGTGTTCAGTACTGAGAATATCGAGGTGGTTTATGTATAACCACCGTAAAAAAGCGCTGTCACGGATTTACCTGCAATATAAAAATGCGCCGAAACTGCTTGAATGGATCAGTATTTTACCGGATATCAGCCAATCTTCACTGGAAGAGCAGATCACTAAAATTAATAACCTGTTGGATATTGATAATGCCGAGGGCGATCAACTGGATATCTGTGGCCGCATTGCCGGATTTACTGAGCGGCCACTCATCCGCAGCGATTACTTATCGATATTTGCTTATAACGGTACTGGCGGTGCACAGCCCTATAATGTTGCGCCGTATAAAGCGCCGCATGAACAAATCGGCAAAGTTCCGGTGTCGGATTATCTCTATCGCGTATTAATCAAAGCCAAGATCCAGAAAAATAACACCAACGCCACCTTGGATGAAATCAAAACCGCCGTTGATTATATTCTGGATGTTAATTCCGCCATCATCGATGGGCAGGATATGACCATGAAAACTATCTGGGTCGATAAACCGATCCCCGCTAATGTCTTAGTGCTTATTCAGCTTTTTGATTTAATCCCCCGACCGCAAGGCGTCAAAGCCAGCCTGATCCGTGTTAACCATCATCCCTTTGCCTATAAAGGCACCTTCGACGGTCAGCCTTACGGCATGGGCGCTTATATCTAATTGGAGCCAATATATGGCAAGAAATGACAGCTTTAATCAGCCGTGGGCCAGTGTGCCTGCACAATTTGAACGCCCCGGCGATGGTCTGATTGCGCGTGGTTGGGCGGGGGGTGCATCAGAAGATCCGCCCGAAGCCAAGTGGGAAAACTGGTGGCATAATCGGGTCGATTTGGCCTTGCAGGAATTGCAAAACCTTGGGCAGCTAATTTGGTTTGCCGATGCGCCTTACCAAGCAGGGGCGAGAGTGAGTCACGGTGGCAATAGTTATATTGCATTGTCAGAAAACACCGGCGTAGAACCCACAGGCACATTAGATATCGGTGTATGGCGTAAAGAAGAGCCAAACACTTATTTGCAGACAGCCAGTAACCTTGCTGAAATCGCGGCGGCGGGGCCGGAGGCAATAGCTGCCGCCATTGCTAACCTTGGCTTAACGGATACCGCGGCAATTGCTACCAATGCATTACTGAAAAACCAAAACTTGAATGATGTGGCAAACAAGACCACTGCACGAACCAATTTAGGGCTTAAAGGTGCGGCAGTGCTGGATGTGGGGTCTATCGCTAACACCGTGGCTGCGGGCAATGACACACGTATTGTTAATGCAGTTCAATCCACAAATGCCGCCATCACATTACCCGGCAGTCTGACTACGGCAGGCACTGTAACAGGAGGTGGCATTTCATCTATTGGGGCGGTTTATGCAGGCAATACGGCGGCATGGTTAGCTGCGGATGGGAATGTCTACGGTTCAGTATGGGGCGGCTATTTAAGCACTTATATTGCCAATGTAATAGCGCAAGCCAGAGTGCCGGATACTTACGGTATTGGCTCTTATGCTTTCGCCATCAATTCTACCAATGTCGGAAATGCCGTTAATCCGGGGGATGTGAAAGCGGGCAGTGAATTAAAGTGGAATAACGTTGCAAACTACAATAACGGACAAACACTATTAACCGGGACATGGCGTTGCCAAGGTTTTGCGGCGGTTAATGATGGCCTTACCCGAAACACATTATGGATGCGTATCTCATGATTAATGATATAGATAAAATTACTGCCACCGCGCCCCGCTCACGGAATATCGAGCGCTATATTGATGTTACGATCACTGACAATATCGCCGGTGGAACCTTTAATTTCAGCGCCGCGCCAGTAGATTCTATGACGTATTGTGTTGAGATCTACCAGCGAGCTTTAGCCGGGGATTATGGTGTTGTATCAGTCTGTCCCGATGATGGCAATTATTATGAATGGGATGGCTCCGGCTGGGTGCTGGCAAGAACCCATGCAGAACTGGAGCAAAAGGCAGATGAATACAAGAAAGCCAATTTATTAACGTTAGCCGCAGAGGCTATTGCACCGCTTCAGGACGCAGTTGATCTGGCAATGGCAACGGAGCGCGAAAAAGAATTGATTACCGCATGGAAGAAATATCGGGTTCTCTTAATGAGAATTGATATAGCGCAATCGCCTGATATTATCTGGCCGGTGGTACCAGAGTAACCAATGCCGGGCGCTATCGCCCGGCTAATTGTATATTTACTTTACATCTGAAAAGTATTTTTTATAGACACCAGTTTCAATAAATCGTTTGGCAGCCATCAATGAACTATCAATTGAGATATGAGCACCGTCAAGAGAGTAGGGGATCTCTATTCCATTGTAATGGTATGAGTCACTTTCATCAAATATGTCATCTTTTTTGATGAATTTTATATACCCATCTTTTTCTAATTGCGAGAAGATAATATCCATCTTTTGGGTATCATCATCTTTTTTATTGGAATTACCTTTTAATCTAAACGGTAAATCATTGACTCCCGCAGCGATAAAATTAGCAAAAACATTGATGTCGTATTGTGTTGGGGATGTCATTACATACACTTTCACCCCTTTAAATTTGGCATATTTAATTACATCAACAATTTCATTTTGATAACCTTTGCGATATAAATCAAACCAGATGCCAGAAAATATAACGAAATCATATTTTGAAATATTATTTTTTAGATATTCTCTATTTAACAGGCACTGTTTATAGGCCACTCGTGTTTTAGTGCCATTGGTTGAATCCGTTAAACTCGGGAAACACCAGTTAGTGGTGACGGAATCTACAGATATACCGAGTTTCTTCGCGACTTCATCGACGAAGGGTTCATAATGCCCGGCAAAAGAGTCACCAAAAAGCAGACCCTTTGGCTTCAATGACTTAATCCCCAGTTTGCACACTGATTTTTCCATTGAGATGATGGGGTCGGACTCACCGTCAACATTATAAAAACAATAACCATTATCTCGGTTTGGCATTACATGAAATGATTGTATTTTTGCATAAAGTTCAACGGTTTCTTTATCTGCCATAATGCCGCGATCGAGCGTACTGTGCCTAACTGTCAGTGCCAGCACACCAACGACCAGTGTACACAGTGATATATAGACCAGGTTAGAGGTGGTGGATAATTTGGCGAAAACTTTCCGTGATGGATTTTCCACTAACTTAAGAGATAATTCACCTAATATCACGGTAGCAACTAAAGCCAGCAGCACCCATTTATAGTTACTGAGTAAACTTAAATAAGTTAATGCGACGACAATAGGCCAATGCCATAAATAGATAGAATAGGAACTGGCCCCCAACTTTTGAGCGATAATATTAGCGGTGAAAATTGATTTTTGCCGCGCAGAAATCAGTACCAGCACCGCACCGGCTACCGGTAATAGCGCATTTGAACCGGGCCAAACAATTGATGAGTTAAATAGCACAATTGACGCAGAGATAAATACTATGCCGATAACTTCTGTATATCTCGCCAGAGTCTCCGGCAATGCCTTTCTACGCGTTATCCACCAAGCCATCCCCCCAGCTAGCATTTCCCACATTCTGGTTGGCAGAAGGTAAAACGCCGCTGACGGCCAGCGTTGTGAAGCATAGATAGAAAGGCACAGTGATAGGAATCCTAGTGCGAATAAGGCAAATTTAACCGCCTTGTAATTGATGAACTTCCACAGCACAAAAATGATAATAGGCAGAATAATATAAAACTGCCACTCCACAGAAAGTGACCAGGTATGTAACAACCACTTTTCATGTGAGGACGCATCGAAATAACCCGATTCACGCCAAAATTTAATATTCGATATAAAAAAGAGTGTATTTACCACATGGGTTGCTAGCAATTTATAATTATGTTCAGGCAGCCAGAACCAACCAAAAATTAATAGAGCAAAACATAGCACCAAAAGCATGGGAATAATTCTTCGCGCTCTGGCCAGATAAAACTGTAAGAATGAAAAATTGCCTGACTCCATGCCAGAAACGATGATCCGGGTCATTAAAAAGCCGGAGATGACAAAGAAAACATCCACACCGACAAACCCACCCGAGAACCCTGGCACACCAAAATGGTACAGAACAACGGCAATGACCGCCCATGCTCGAAGTCCATTGATATCATTACGAAATTTATTCGATGTTGTTTTTTGTGTTGGAATTGTTGCTAACATTAAGATGACTGCCTGCTCTGAATTATTCAAAAAACATCCATGCCTGAATTACGCTATTCTAACAGTTATGTAAATTAATCAATAGACTGTCATGGTTATGTAATTTTTTGGTGAGGAGGAAGAAAAGAGTTAAGCTAGCCATCTAGCTTGCAGCAGCGAAGCGCTATCAAGAAGCTCTGAGTTTAATCGCTCGGTCTATTCATTTATTCATTGCATTATTGGTCGGTGACTTAAAAATGAGACCAATCATCTGTAGCGACTCATACTTAATCAAACACCTTTGCTAGGTCTGACAGTCGGCTTAGTGCCAGGAGCCGACATTTCACACTTCTGCTTATGTGGCCAAAATCGGTATGCCACTACTCTTTATAGAATTTATATCAATAGTTAAGATAAAATGAAGGTTAAATGGAGTTTCATTCGGTTATATAGACCCACCGTTCAATTAATGGTGGACTCAGAAATTATCACTGCCAGGGTTCATGTAAACAATACAGGTAAGGGAATATCAGATGCCATCTCAATACACATTCAATGACCTGCTCGGGTTGCTTGTTTTTTCACGGGAATATCACTTTCTCCACAATGATCTGGACTGCCTGATCATTGCATGGGCTGAAGATCAAATCACCGAAGGAAATGATTCGGAGACTCTTTTAATTCTCGCTTCACTGGGGCTTGATAAGCAACCTGAACGGACCGAGGTTGAATTATATATGTCACGGTACATGGCAGAGCAGCGGATAGATCTGCCACAGCTAAAAACAGCAGCATTGGTCTGGATCAAGCTATTTATGAGCCAACTTTCCCAGTGCGCGTCCATCCATGATGCAGAACAGAAAATGTATTTTCTGGTGTGTCATTGGCTTGAACCTGACGTAAAGATTTTCGCGGCGGTGATCGATACCCTGAAATCGCTTTACTGGCATCTCTTTGATGAATGGGAGGGACCTGGCACAAGCGAAGCAGTAAGGATGGAGGAGTCAGAATTCTTTGAGCTGATTAATCGTGCGATGCTGCCCTATTCCCGTAAAATTGAGAACCCAGATTGGCTGGATCTGCTTGTTCGGTAATTTTTAGCAGCATCCTGAAAGGTGCCTTTCCTGTGTGCATAATTCCATCTGATTTGAATTCCTTTTCGTATTCTACTTGAGTATATCCAGCAAAAAACATCACCGTTCAGCCTAGGAACCTAGACACAAAAGTTAACCTAACTGAATAGCCGCTCTGTGCCAGGAACAGACGTTACTTACCTCGCGATATATTAATTTATGGTGAGCTGGTCACATGTTTGTTAAACATGTGTCAAATATTTAGTGGTGTAAGTGAATATCGACATCAGATTGCTGAAATAATGATGCAGAACGCGGCCTAATTAATTAGGGCGCAACTGCGCTCTTTAATAACCCGTCATGTGATAAACCCAATCTTTTGTCTGCCGTCTAATTTCACGACTCAATGTTTGGGGCAGTATTTCATTTGGAGTTCGGTCGCCCTTAATCCAATTAAAAGCATGATTGAACATATAAAGCAATATCGCCTCGTTATTCTCAAAGTAATCGATAGCTTCTTCTATAAGGGGAGCTCTTAGCACCAGCCTTCTATCATGAGATACAGCATCTTTCAGCTTTTCATAATCGATGAAATGATGGTTGAATATGTCAATTTCGCTATTAAAAGTTATATAGTCCTTGTGTTCATCTTGGAGGTAATAGTCTTCCTCTACAAAATTATCTAAGTCATGTTGTTCTAAATCATCTAATAATGATTTGGCGAGCCTTATCAGATCTTTGTCGGATTCTGAAAGCATTGCCATCCTCCAGGAATTTTTGGATTCAACACATAATTTATCTGAATCTGTGAAGGTGACTTTTTTGGACTGGTGTCCTTTTGAGGTTATTTCTTGAACTATTTCATCCAGACATTCTTTTGAAAATGGCTTCCAGAACATCTCAGGATCATTATGGCTATCCGCCATTACGATGGAGACCAAAACAACTTGAGTTTCCAACTGTTGCCAGTACATAAAGTCAGATAGATCGATCTGTATATCAGGGGTGTTTCCAACCGTTGATTTAATTTGAACCGCAAAAAAGTCCCCAGTTGATATTTCATCTTCAAAAATTTCAACTTGAGCATCTATGCCAACATCAATATCAAGCAATCGGCAAGGCCAATTAAAATAGCGAACTATCCAATAAGCAAAATATAGCTCACCTGCTCTTCCTGTTACTCCGGTGCTTTTGTATTTTTTCATAGCTTAGCTCATAGCTCATAGCTCTTCCTTTTCGCTGAGTTAGACAGGTTACACCCTAGCTAATTGTCTGCCAACTGAATGGTTAATATGAATTGCAACTGTTCCTGTAGTCACTTTCGTGAGAGCAGACCACAAAAGTGACTACTTCCGCTTTTCGCTCATAGCTGCCAGTCAAACTTAATCGTACCTTGCTACAAAACACAAGCCGAACGCATTAAACGTATCGAAATTTTTACGAATGGTTCCGAATTAGCTGTTAACTATATGAATTTAAAGGCTAGGAAAGTAAGGTAATGGAAGGTGTTTTTTGAGGTAATATTGATTTAATTATTTGATTTTGAAAAGAAAAATTCTTTTAAATCTGAAAGAGGAATCGTATTCGGTCTCTTTTTAAGCTGTTGATTTTAAAGGTGAATTTTGTGGTTTATCGAAATTTATCGAAATTTTATCGAAATCTGATATTCGGTCTTTTATAGCATTACGTATTCTTTACCCCTCGTATCAAGATACTTGTTCGTCATCTTCTCCGATTTATGCCCCAGCAGTTTCATCGCAAATTCTTTACCTTTTTCCTTTTCATACAATCGCCCAGCGAGACTTCTGATCTCGTGAAAAGTTGGTGGACTCTCATCAAAACGAAAATCTGTTCCTTTTCTCGCCGTTACGAATTTCTTTGTCAGGCTATCTGGATGTAGTGATCCGTCAGGGCTATTTTTTCTGATGCCAGCACTTATCATAAAGTCTGTTTTACTGGCTAATTTACATTGTTCAATCACGGTGCTAAGGCGTAGGCCAACGGCTTTAAGTTCAAGATCTAAGGGCAGGGAGATCATGGCTCCGGTTTTGCCTTGGTCTATCTGTAATCTGCCATCAACAATCTGGTCAAAGCGCATCAGAGATAAATCCTCACGGCGTTGGCCAGTGACTAGCGCCAGATCCATTGATAACCCGAACCACGCCGGTAATGTGTCAGCGACCTCACGAATAGCGAGATACTGATCCAGTTCCAGGCGCTCACGTTTCACCACCGGTTTAGCTGAGCGTGTCGGTGTCACTGGATTATTATCTAAAAGCCAAAAACGCGGTGTTTTTCACTAAAATTGAACTGGCCGGGCAAATTGATAACAGCCGGGTGATCAATAGTAAATCGATGTCGTCCTATGGCGAATTTATTGATGATGTGGTCAATCTGGATGTGTTGAAAAACCATATTCAGGTGGATGGCTACAACTACATTGCTAATGTCGGCACCAAGCGCGCACTGACACCACGCGACTATGACGGGTTGCTGTCTACGATTGCCGCTACCTGCAAACGTTTTTTCAATAACGGGGTGCTCGGTACCGGCTCTTATGTTGATCCTGACGATGGCGTGACTAAAGTGGCTGATTTTGGTTTTGTCATCCGTTCGCGCCCTGAGGATGTCCTTGCGCTGACCTCCGACCAACGCAAAAAGCGCGTTTACCCGTTAACCACCCGGTTAGTGATTTTAGGCCGTGCCGGTCATATCGCTGAAATCAATGCCACCGTGGAGTAATCCCTTATGACCATGCACAGATACGGCGCTGATGGTTCTAACCTCACCGTCTTTGGTATCCCGATTGATGATTTTGGTGATACCGACCCACCGATCACCATTGAAGATTTAGAACCCCGCGCCGCGCTAAA